GAATCAGCGTTCATCATTGAGCCTCGTTCAATCGAAATTTTTGAATCTCCTGCACTTACACTTTCCGCCAACGTTCCAACAACTGGCGAAATTGAATTGATGCTTTACGGATACGTTGCAGCTGGAGTCACATGGGCTGGTGGCCTCCGTCGCTTTAACCTAACCTGATCCAACTGATCATCGGCTAGGTGCGCTCCCGTATCTAGCCGAGCCGAATACGAAGGGACGATGAAATGCCATCTATCATTACTGCATCGCAATTGCGAACAGTGCTAGGCGTTTCATCGTCCCTGTATTCAGATGCTTATCTTGACGGAATCATTGATTCTGCTGAACAGGTAATTCTGCCGATGCTTACGGCTAATCAAGCAGCAGTGGCCGGCGTATATCTAGAAAATAACGTCGCCTATTACGTCACGCAACGTCCAAACACATTCGTTGAGGGACAGACAGTCGTCGTCACAGGTTGCGTTCCATCAACTTTTAACGGAACAGTTACAGTCACTTCAAACTATTGGGAAGCGTTTCCGTTCATTCCGTCAATCAATATCTATGGCGGAGCGCTTTACGTATTCACGGCAGCTAAGACAAACGCGAACATTACGTTCCGCGAAGTCATACCTGCTGGCGTTGCTTATCTATCCGGAAGCAACGCGGCCACACTTTACGCATCAACTCCGGCAGTCGAACAAGCCGTGACAATTGTAAGTGTGGAGATTTTCCAATCAGTGGTCGCTCCAGGCGGTCAGATTGAAGGCGTAGATTTTCAGCCGTCGCCTTATCGCATGGGACGATCATTAATGAACAGAGTCGTGGGCTTGTTGAGTCCGTATCTTGAAACTGGAACGATGGCCATCTAATGCCTACACCAACATCAATTGCGACCAACGTCAGAGGCACTCTTGCCACTGCACTCTCTGGCGTCGTTGCATCGGTTTATTCATCGCCTCCAGAAGCAGTGATTCCGCCGGCTTGCGTAATCGTTCCCGATTCGCCTTACTTGGAAACGACAACAATCGGCAAATCTGCGGTACGCGTGAAAATTAACTTCGTGGTTACTGCGGCCGTTGCTTACAACAACACGGCCGGAGCACTGGACAATCTTGAGCAGCTAATCATCAGCATCATCGCAGCGATGCCAGGCGGTTATGAAGTCGGAGACGTTCAACGTCCGACAATCCAATCGGTGGGAGCATCGAATCTACTAGTGGCGGATCTCGCGGTCAGCACTTACTACACACAACAGACAATCTAAGGAGATAGACAAATGCCAACAACTATCGTCACCGGTCGCGACATAACGTTCACCCTTGCGACTACTAACTACGATGCTCAGACAACTTCGGTCACTCTGGTCAATGCGCCAGTAATTACTACTTATCAGACACTCGATGGCAAGGCTTACAAGCACATCGATGACCAATGGACTCTCAACATCTCACTTCTTGCAGACTGGGGCGCAACTTCATCACTCTTTGAAGCGATGTGGACTGCGTTCACTTCTGCTCCAAATACTGCTCTGGCTTTTACTTTAGTTTCAGCAACCGGCGCATCATTCGCTGGCACAGTCTTTCCAGTGGCTCCAACTGCTGGCGGCGCTGCTCCAGATGCACAGACTGACACCTGGGCGATGCTCTGCGCAACAACTCCAGTCATAACAATCACCTGATCCAACTCATAGAAACGGGAGCACGAAATGCGACTACCAATCACAATCGAATACACAACTGGCGAGTTCGGCACATACACCGCACAACCTCCAGAGTGGGCTAAATGGGAACAAAAGACAGGCAGCACAATTTCGCAAGCGCAGGAGAAGATTGGAATCTCTGATCTTCTCTTCCTTGCGTGGAATGCCATGAAGCGTGAAGCCGGTGGCAAGCCAATCAAAGGCTATGAAATTTGGTGTGAAACAGTGGCCGACGTGACAGTCGGTGACGTTCTCCCAAAAGTTACGCCGCCGGAAGCGTAAATCGCATACTCGTCGAGTTAGCAATAGCGACGGGAATTCCGATGAGCGAATGGACGACGGCGGAGCAGATTTACACGGCTTTCGAGATACTGGAGAAACAGAATGAGCGACAACGTTGAAATTGCTTACAACAAGCAAGATCTTCGCGCCATTACTTCTGCTTTCAAGGCTATGGATTCAGAGGCAACTGATGCAGCTAAAAGAGAATCATCGGCACTGGCAGAATTTGCTCAAGGCAAAATTCAACAGAAAGCCGTCTCCAGAGGTAAAGCAGCCGACAGGATTGCCAGTGGCTCCCGTGTATCTAAGTCGTCTAAGATTGGCGAATTGTCTTTTGGTTTTGTAAGTCAGAAATTCTCCGGCGGTGCAACAACAAAAGATCTCTGGGGCGGTACGGAGTTCGGATCAAATAAATTCAAGCAGTTTCCCATCTGGTCAGGCACAACCGGACGCGGCTCAACTGGTTGGTTTATTTATCCGACACTTCGCGCAATCCAGCCAGAAATCATTCAGAAGTGGGAAAATGCTTTCGACCGAATCTTGAGGGAGTGGTAAATGGCCGGACAATCGCGCACACTCAAACTCTCGATTCTTGCTGATGTAGATCAACTCAAAAAATCGCTGGCTCAGGCCAATGGAGACGTTGATGATTCTTCTTCAAAGATGGGCGAATTTAGCAAGAAGGCAGGACTGGCTTTCGCGGCTGCTGGCGCTGCTGCTGCTGCTTATGCAATCAAAATCGGTGTCGATGGCGTCAAGGCGGCGATTGAAGATGAGGCAGCGCAGGTCAAACTAGCCAACGCTCTAAAGTCTGCAACAGGTGCAACAGAGGCACAAATCAAAGCGACCGAAGATCAGATTCTTAAGATGTCTTTGGCTACCGGTGTTTCAGACGAAAAACTTCGTCCGGCCTTGCAGCGCATCGCTCTCTCGACTGGAGATTTGAGCAAGGCGCAGGATCTTCTTTCGGTTGCACTCGATGTCTCAACATCAACCGGAAAGCCACTTGAAGCCGTAGCCAATGCAATCGGCAAGGCATACGACGGCAATACTGCCGCGCTTGGAAAACTAGGCATCGGATTATCTTCTGCCGAACTTAAAACAATGTCATTCACTGACGTCCAGTCAAAACTCACGGATCTCTTCGGTGGAGCAGCTGCGGCCAACGCTGAAACATACGCTGGACGCCTGGATAGATTAAAAGTCACATTCGATGAAGCAAAAGAGACTATTGGCTACAAACTACTTCCAATTATTCAAAAACTAGTGGATTTTATTGTTAGCGAAGTCGTTCCGGCTCTTGGCAAATTTGCTGATTTCTTCAAGCCAATCACGGACGCAATCGATAAGAACAAAGAAACTTTTGTAACATTCATTGAATTTATTCAAAAGTACGTCGTGCCGGTTTTGGTCACAGTATTAGGTGGAGCGTTCAAAGTTGTCGGCGAAATCGCTGGCGGAATCATTAACGTCATCGGCGCGGTCATTTCTGGACTAAACGCGTTGATCTCTGGAGCCGTCGCCGGAATCAATGCTCTGATTCGTGTCTATAACTCAATTCCATTCTTGCCCAACGTTTCACAGATTTCGGCTCCGTCGATTAGCGTTCCAAGCGTGACGATTCCAAAAACGGCAACGCCATCAGTTACAGTGCCAACAATTACAATTCCAAGCGCATCAGGTGGAAGTGGTGGCGGATCTTCATCTTCCGTCATGGGAACAGGAGTGACTTCAGCCGTTTCAGGTGCGCTTCTTGCAGGAGGTGGATTTACCGATTCGCAGAATGCGGCTCGTTTAGCTGCTCAAGGCGGTGGAGGATTCACAGATTCTCAGAATGCTGCTCGAATCAATCTGACAGTCAATGGGGCAATCGATGCCGAAGGCACTGCTCGCACAATTGTGAACGTACTCAATGATTCCTTCTATCGTGGCACTGGCGGAGCCGGCGCACTACAGGCAATCTAATGACACAGTGGGCTCCAGTCTGGAAAGTCTTAATCGCAGGCATTGAATACACTGACGTCGTTCTAGCCAACCTTTCAATCTCATCAGGGCGTTCTAATATTTACACACAGGCTCAAGCCGGCTATTGTACAATCAATCTCATCAATCTTGATCTTGGTGCTATTACTGCCGAAATCAACGACGCAGTTTCAATTCAGGTCAAAGACACGGCCGGAACTTATGTGCCAATCTTTGGCGGATCTATTGTGGACGTCGCCGTGACAGTTTCACAGACTGGTTCAGTAGCAATTACTCAGGAAGTCACCATCACGGCTCTAGGAGCCCTTGCAAGGCTTCAGAAGGCCTTAACTCTAGGCGTCTTGTCTAAAGATTTCGACGGCGACCAGATTTACACAATCCTTGAAGATTTACTGGTCAATAATTGGTCAGAGGTTCCAGCAGCTCTCACGTGGGCGAATTACACTCCAGCAACTACAACATGGGCTACTGCTGAAAATACAGGCTTAGGAGAGATAGATCGTCCAGGCAATTATGAGCTGGCCAATCGCGGATCTAGTCAGACAATCACCTGGAATCTGGTGGCCGACCTTGCGACTTCCGGACTTGGTTATTTATACGAGGACGCTTCTGGACTTATCTCCTATGCGGATTCAACTCATCGTTCAACCTACTTAGCCACTAATGGCTACACCGAACTCGATGCTAATCAAGCTCTAGGTCGTGGAATTAAGATTCAGACTAAGGCCGGAGATATTCGCAACGATGTCTCCATCGTCTGGAAATCTGGAACGCAGACGGCTACCAGTGCAGCTTCTATCGCACTCTATGGAAAACTCGCGCAACAGATTACGACATCACTGGAGCATTCCGCCGATGCTCTATCTCAAGCCAATTTCTATCTGACGCTTCGAGCACAACCTCAAGCCTTCCTGGAGACAATCACGTTCGCATTGACTAATCCAGAACTGGACAACGGAGATCGTGATTCTCTCATAAACGTCTTTATGGGTCAGCCGATTTCGTTGGCAAATCTTCCTATCAATATGCAATCAGGAAATTTCTTGGGCTTCGTCGAGGGCTGGAAATTCCAGGCTTCTTACAACGAACTCGCAGTGACCCTTCTTGTATCGCCACTTCCATTCTCACTTCAGGCCATGGATTGGCAAGATGTGAGTGTCTTAGAAAAATTCAATACTCTATCTGGCACACTTGACTACGCAGACGCGTTAGTCGTGAATTAAGGAGAAACGATGGCAAATCCAACAACAAACTTCGGCTGGGTGATGCCGACCAGTACATCTCTGGTCACGAATCTTCCGGCTGATTTCAACACATTTGGCCAGGGCGTTGATACGTCAATGGCGCAGCTGAAAGGCGGCACAACTGGTCAAATTTTGTCTAAGACAAGTGCGACTGACATGGCTTTTACCTGGATCACTAATGACGTCGGTGACATCACTGCCGTCACTGCTGGCACTGGTATCTCTGGCGGTGGTACTTCTGGAGCCGTAACAGTCACGAACTCAATGGCGACTGCAATCACAACTGCTGGCGACTTAATTAAGGGAACAGGCTCTGGCACTTTTGATCGTTTAGGAATTGGATCAAGCGGACAAGTCTTGACAGTAACGGCTGGAGCGCCAGCGTGGGCTACACCTTCAAGCGGTTCAACTTTCTCAGGCGTTTATTGTCGCAATTCCGCTTCTCAGAGTATTGCAAATAATACTTATACAGCGATTACTTTAGACACAGAAGTATATGATGTTGGCGGCTATCACTCTAATGTAACAAATAACACTCGCTTCACAATTCCATCAGGTAAGGCAGGTTATTATCAAATTGCTTTTGGTGGCTATTATCCATTAAATGCGACAGGCGCGAGAAACATTGTTTTGTATAAAAATGGCTCATCTTTTATGGCCGCTACAATTCCAGGAAACTCATCAGTTTATTCAACACTAAACATCTCTGTTTTTAGTTATCTTGATGTCGGAGATTATTTGGAATTTTACACCGTTCAAAGTAGTGGTGGTTCAATTAGCATAGATGTAACTACTGCTGGCGGTGCAGGCTACGCACAAATGTTCTTGATTGGAGCATAAAAATGGAACTATGGGAAAAGATTATTGCAGCATATCCAGAGATTCAGCCGACAGATGATTTCCAAAGACTTGGAATCTTTCTGCAAGATGATTCAGACGGGCTTGGTGCATATATTGCTAAATGGGAATACTCCAAGCCAATACCTGCTGGCTTAAAACTAGGCAAATAGTGGAACACTTGACTAAGATGTATCCGGACGGCACTGCTGCACGGATCATCGAAGTCGCACTAGCTGAAATCGGCACAGTCGAGACTGGCGACAATCTGACGAAGTACGGCAAATTCACAAAGGCCGATGGATTGCCCTGGTGCGGTTCTTTTGTCAATTGGTGTTTCGACCAAGCAAAAGTCAAGATTCCTTCAATGGTTTCAACGGCTATGGGCGCACACAAAATGAAAGAATTGGGACGCTGGATTGACAATAGTCCGCAGTTGGGAGATCTCTGCTTCATGGACTTTCCACATGATGGTGTGGATCGCATCAGTCATATCGGAATCGTGGTCAAGGTTGGAATGACAAGCGTTCTCTGCGTTGAGGGCAACACGTCAGGAGATGGAGATCAACGCAACGGCGGAATGGTGATGCTTAAGCAACGCCACATCGGCAAGGAGATTGTTGGTTTCGCTCGCGCTCGTTTAGCTGCCTATGATGGAGAATATCCAGTGGTCGAGCCAATTCAAAAGGTTAAGCCAAAGGAGAAAAAGAAATGAAAGATATAAAAGCCTTAGGTGCATCATGGGCGAGAAGTTCAGTAGCCGGAATGTTAGCCGTTTATCTTACGGG